AGAATCGATACAGTATTTAGAAAGTTTCATATATCTGCAAGAGCAGCAATACAAAAGTTTGGTGACATATCAATTAACATTTCAACTAAAGCAAAAAAAGATCCATACGAAGAAGTAGAAATACTTCATGCGGTTTATCCAAGATCTGATTTTAATCCAAAGAAACAAGATAAAATTAATATGCCATTTGAATCTATTTATTTAGATGCAGAGTCTGGTGATGAATTATCTATATCTGGATTTAAAGAGTTTCCATTTGTAGTACCAAGATACTTAAAAGCATCACATGAAATTTATGGTAGGTCTCCAGCAATGACAGCATTGCCTGATGTTAAGATGTTAAATGAAATGTCAAAGACTACAATCAAGTCTGCACAGAAACAAGTTGATCCACCTTTACTTGTTCCAGATGATGGATTTATGTTACCTGTAAGAACAATTCCAGGGGGTTTAAATTTTTACAGAGCAGGAACTAGAGATAGAATTGAACCATTAAACATTGGAGCAAACACTCCACTAGGTTTAAACATGGAAGAGCAAAGAAGAAACTCAATTAGAAATGCTTTCTATGTAAATCAATTAATGATGCAGAATGGTCCACAGATGACAGCAACAGAAGTAATACAAAGAAACGAAGAGAAGATGAGATTACTTGGTCCAGTATTAGGTAGACTACAATCTGAATTATTAAAACCATTAATTGATAGAACTTTCTCAATCATATTAAGAAAGAATTTATTCAGACAAGCTCCAGAATTTTTATCAGGTAAAGATGTAGAAATTGAATATGTATCTCCATTAGCTAAAGCACAAAAGTCTAGTGAGCTACAATCAATCATGAGAGCTATTGAGATTATGGGTAGTCTATCAAATGTTGCTCCAGTATTTGATCATATTAATATGGATAAATTAGTTAGACACTTGGCAGACATTGTAGGTGTTCCACAAAAAATATTAAAACCACAATCACAATTAAATGCTGAAAGACAACAAGCACAACAACAACAAGAACAAATGCAACAAATGCAACAGCTACAACAAGTAGCTCAAGCAGGGAGAGATATAGCACCACTAGCAAAGGCTTTACCAGAAGAAGCTAAAGCTGTAGCGAATGCTGAAGTGGAATAATATGGAAACAAATAAACAGCTGGAAAGCATAATAAAAAAATTAAGAGACAACTATCAATATATTTTTAATACAGAAGAAGGCAAACAAGTCTTATCTGATTTAGAAAAAAGATGTCATTATCATTCTACCACTAATGTAAAAGGTGATAGTCATGAGAGTGCATATATGGAAGGTCAACGCAGTGTACTTCTATTTATAAAACAAATGCTGCAAAAGGAGAATAAAAATGTCAAATGAACAGATAACACAAACTGATGTGCCTGTAGCAGAGACAACACAAACTACTACAGACACTCCTAAACAAACAGAACAAGCGGTTAGTTCTACAACAACAGAGCAACCAACTGTTGCTAAATCTTGGAAAGAAACAATCTCTGAAGAGTTTAGAAACGATCCTAACATTTCTAAATTTACAGAAATAGATGCGTTAGCAAAAAGCTACATCAACGCAACTAGAATGATTGGTCAAGACAAAGTTGCAGTGCCTAATGAAAACTCAACTGATGATCAGTGGAATGAAGTTTATGGAAAGCTAGGTAGACCAGAGTCACCAGATAAATATAAACTAGAAGCCAAATCAGATGTTGTACCATTAGATGAAGGTGCGGTTAAATCTTTTGCAGAGAATGCTCACAAGCTAGGTTTAAATAATAAACAAGCTCAAGGTATTCTTGAATACTACAAGAACTCTATGGAAGGTTCTGCTCAACAAGCAAGAGTAGATACAGAAACTGCACAAGCAAATGCAGAAGCTGAACTTCGTAAAGAGTGGGGTAGATCTTATGAGGATAATATTAAAAAAGCAGGAGCTGTAGCAAAAGCAAATATGAATGGAGACATTTTAAATTTAGAACTTAAAGATGGTACAAGAGTTGGAGATCATCCTGATGTTATAAAAGGCTTTGCTAACATTGCTAATCTTTTATCTGAAGATAAATTAATTGGTACTGAAAGCGAAAATGTTGACAAAGGTACAGACTACGAAGCTGAAATAAGTAAAATTGTTAATGACAGGGATGGTCCATATTGGAATAAAGGTCACCCAGATCATGACAAAGTAGTTCAGCAAGTGTTTACTTTAAGAACAATGCTTAATGGATAACAAAGAATTAAGATTAGAAATACTTCGTATTGTTGTAGAGAGTGGATCAGAAAATCAAAAATCTAATCCCTTGCCAATCTGCGAAGAATATTATAAATGGGTTTGTAAGCCGAATGAAAATTCGGCTAACAAAAGTAAGACAATGCGTAAGCACCTTACTGACAAGAAGGAATAGACTCTAGTCTAACAGACTTTAAATGCAAGAGAAGCCAAATTTTTTTGAGAACTCCTCTGATTTTGTTTAATAATAACTTAACAAATAATAGGAGACAATTATGTCAACTGAAATAACAAAAGCATTTGTAGAACAATATAGTTCAAACATACAAATGTTATCACAACAAAAAGGATCACTTTTAAGAGACAAAGTGAGACTTGAGTCTGTTACAGGGAAGAATGCTTTCTTCGACCAAATTGGTTCTGTAACTGCAACTGTAAGATCAACTAGACACTCTGACACTCCACAAGCAGATACTCCTCACTCAAGAAGAAGAGTTTCACTTGTTGACTATGAGTTCGCAGATCTTGTAGACGATCTAGACAAAGTAAGAATGTTAGTAGATCCTACTTCTAGCTATGCACAAGCTGCTGCTTATGCAATGGGTAGAGCAATGGATGATGCTATCTTAACTGCAGCAATCGGTTCATCTGATACAGGTGTTGCTGGTGGTACTGCTGTTGCATTACCTAGTGGTCAAAAGATTGTTGAATCTGGAACTGCAGGTTTAACTGTTGCTAAATTAAGACAAGCAAAAGAAATCATTGATTTAGCTGATGTTGATCCTTCACTAAAAAGATACATCGTAGTATCTCCAAAACAGATCTCTGATCTATTAGGAACTACTGAAGTAACTTCAAGTGATTTCAACACAGTAAAAGCATTAGCTGCTGGAGATGTTAATACATTCCTTGGCTTTGATTTCTGTGTGTCTAACAGACTAGCAATCGCTTCAAGTAAAAGAAAATGTATCGCTTTCGTACAAGATGGTGTTGCATTAGCTGTAGGTAAAGACTCTACTGCTAGAATCGATGAAAGATCTGACAAAGGCTACGCAACTCAAGTTTACTATTCTGCTGCATTCGGTGCAACTAGAATGGAAGAAGCTAAAGTTGTAGAAGTACAGGCTCACGAAGCATAATAAATAGAATTTTAGGGGGTGGAAGCGAGAGTGGAAACCCCCTAGAGTGCATGAAACAAATAAAAGATTTAAAAACAGTATTACATTTTAAGAAAGGGGATCATATCTATAGATATGTATTGGTGGACAGATTTAAAAATGATGGTAAGTACCATTATGGTTTTGATGCTAAAGAAGAAAGAACTACAGAAGAAATCTTTGCATTAGAAAAAGATAGACAGATAAGGCGAAAGTATATTATAAAGGAGTAATATGGCATCAGTAGTAGACATTTGTAATGGAGCATTAAATCAACTTGGTGCGTCAACAATATTATCACTTACAGAAGATTCAAAAAACGCAAGACTTTGCAACGCAAGATACACACAAGTTAGAGATAGTTTATTTAGATCTCATCCTTGGAACTGTTTAGTTAAAAGAGTTGAACTTGCAAAAGATACGGAAACACCTTCATGGGGTTTTAGTTATCAGTTTACTTTACCTGCAGATTGTTTGAGAGTTCTTACAATTTTAAATTATGATTATGATTATAAAATTGAAGGAAGAAAAATTGTAGCAAACCATGGAACAGTTAAGATACAATATATTGCAAGAATTACAGATGCCAATCAATATGATGAGTTGTTAAGAGAAACAATATCTGCTGCATTAGCTGCTGACATTGCATACGCAGTTACATCATCTAATCCTGTTGCTTCTAATATGTACAATTTATTTCAAGATAAATTAAAAGAAGCTAGATTTGTAGATGCTACTGAAGGTTACAATACTAATCCAGATAATGGTCAAGCAGATGTAATGGGAGCTTCTACATTTATAAACTCAAGGTATTAACCTATGGCTAGAGTTGCTGTTCAATTAACCAATTTTACTGGTGGAGAATTATCACCAAGACTAGATGGTAGAAATGATTTAGCTAAATATCCTACAGGATGTAAAACATTAGAGAACATGATTATCTTTCCTCATGGAAGTGCGGCAAGAAGATCTGGTACACAGTTTGTTTCAGAAGTAAAAGATAGTTCTAAAGAAACAAGATTAATTCCTTTTGAGTTTTCTACATCACAAACTTATATGTTAGAGTTTGGAGATCAGTACATAAGATTTTATAAAGACAATGGTCAAATATTATCTAGTGGTTCAGCTTATGAAATATCATCACCATATTTAGAAGCAGAACTATTTGATATTAAATATGCGCAATCAGCAGATGTCATGTATGTGTGTCATCCTAATCATCCAGTAAAAAAATTATCAAGAACAGGTCATACATCATGGACACTAACAGATGTAGATTTTACTAATGGTCCATATCTAGACGACAACATTACAACAACAACACTAACTACAGATCATCATACAGTAGGAACAGGTAGAGTTTTAACATCTAGTGCAAGTTTATGGGTAACTACAGATGTTGGAAGATTAGTTAGATTTAGAGATGGTTATGGAAAAATTACAGCTTACACTTCAGCTACAGTTGTTACATGGGAAGTAATAAAAGATACAGGTTCATCAACTGCATCAACAGATTGGTCGTTAGGTGCTTTTTCAAATACTACAGGTCATGCTTCATGTGTTACTTTCTTTGAACAAAGATTAGTATTTGCAGCAACCTTATCACAACCACAAACAATATTTTTTTCAAGATCTGGTGATTATGAAAACATGGATGAGAATAGAGGCGGAACTATTGCAGACGATGATGCTATTATTTATACGATTGCATCTAACCAAGTAAACGCAATTAGATTTATGACATCAACAAGAACTTTAATTATTGGTACAGCAGGTGGTGAGTTTACAGTTAGCGGTGGTGGAACAGATGTTGCTGTTACTCCTACAAATATATTAATTAAAAAACAATCTAATAATGGTGCAGCAAATGTAGATGCTTTAGCTGTTGGTAATGCAACTATCTTTTTACAAAGAGCTAGAAGAAAAATGAGAGAACTAGCTTACAACTTTGATGTTGATGGTTATGTTGCTCCAGACTTAACTATACTTGCTGAACATATTTCAGAAGGTGGCTTTAAACAACTATCA